ATCAAGCTCTTCGGCAAGGTTGGCATAAAAGTCTGGGTTTTTAAGCGGACCATCTTTGGGTCTAAAGTTAACCACCACCGAACCATCATCCAACTCAACAACTTCTTCTTCCATATCCACATCTTGCGACTCGAGTCCAAGTGCCTCTTCTAACTGGGCAACTTCTTTCTCGTTCATTTCCGTTTGCTTTATCTCATCCTCACGCTCGTAAGAGGGCAAGGTAGATCCAGCTTGGATTGGTAGTATTGGATTTGCCATTTATTATATTGGAAGTGGGTGGAAGAATATCTATTACTACTTATGCAAAGAACATTAAACTCTCGCCCTAAATTTATGCAGCGTATGGATTGTATCGTTTTTTATGCACCTCATCATCGGCATAGTCATAGTCTCTTAACGGCAATGGATCCAGTTGTATCCACCCAGAGTCCCTTAAAACACGCAAGGCTTGAGACAAAGCGTCCACATAGTCATCATGTCCTCCAGCTTCTGGAAACGAACACACCTGCCGTATAAACCGCTTTGCCCACGAGGCAAACTCCCCAGGAATAGCTGCATCTTCGGGAATATACACTTTCCCTTTGGCAACTAAGGGTGCCACAATGTTTAATCGCTGTACTTTATCGGCTTTTCCTGGGTTGTAGCCCCTTACTGGCAGTCCAGTGCCTTGTAACTCTTGAATTAGGGAAATACCAGCCGATTTGTCTTCAATCAGAATCAAATCAGCCTTTCTGCCCTTAGCAAAGTCGTTATCTGCCCCGTACACCACTTCTTTGAAGTCAGCAACGATCTTTTTCCTTAACTCTGGGTATGACAGGTGGGCATCCCATGTGTCTAACAACATAACACATGTCCCCACGTCGTTATTTTCAAAAATACCCCATATTTCGCATGCAGTAGGGTCATTAACGGTTTTTTCACTTGTTGCTGGGTCATATGAGGCAATGACATACTCCAAGATGGGGGTAGGTTTCTTTGCTGGCCACATTTTAAACCACTTCCGTTTGATAATACCAGCATCTTCTGGATCTAGAATCGCCCCATAGATCTCTTGCTTACCTAAGTCGGTGCCTTCATAGGTTTCCAAGGCTTTAAAGAACGAACTAGACAAATTTGCACGATTTTCATACGAGCTGGCATTGACCACATACACATCGCCCCCCACTTTGCCTTCGTTCAAGTCTACAATCAACTCTCTAGGCTTGGGTGTGGTTGTAACAATCTGCTGCACCTTTTCAATCCGTGGATCTCTCAAACGCATCGTGAACTGTGCTTGGTCCCATGCCTCATCGATGTAGTCAAACGCTGCCAGCTCATCAAACCAGCCACCATGGAACTGTTTTCCTCGGTACCGCTCTGGTTCTGAGCCTGGTATGCCTTGGATGAGCGAGCCGTTCTTCAAATGGATCTCGAATAGCGACTTGTTGTAGTTTTCAATCAGACTATGTGGGATGATGTTCATCAGTCCAGAGTCCCCTTCAAAACATGTCGCTCGGATGTCGTTGGATGTCGGTGCAGTCACCAGCCAACGGGTGCCGTTGTACTTCGCAGCCCTCTGCCCAATCCAGTTGGATGCTGTATAGGTTTTACCAGCTCCCCGTCCAGCCAGCATGAGCATTGTGTTGTAGTCGTTATCTTCTGGTTCTCGCTGGTGGGGGAGTGCCTGCAGTTCCCAGCGTACACACCACAGCGCCATGTCCAACTCCTGCTTTGGCCAATGCTTTTTTGCCGCTGCAAACTTGGCTAAGATTGATTCTTGTGCTTTGTTTAATGCCATACTGATAAAAATCCTTGTCCAACCACAAAAGGTTGCTTGGTTTCGATGTGAATGCAGGGTACTGAATTAATTAACTCAATCTTATCAATGTGCCGCCGTATACAGTTCTTTGTTCCACTGTCTGCGGGTTGCTTAGGGTGCAAATTGATGTTGGTTTTGAAGCGCAATTCGCTGGTGAAGCATTTTTCTTTATGGTAAACAAAGGTTTTTATCCCTAGTGACTCACAAATCGACTGAATGCCAGTTAAAAACTTCACATCTTTGCTGTAAATGTGAAACTGATCGGTATTTTCTTTGTAACACATTGGTTTTGTAGCTATTAACCCTTTTAACAACTCAATTCTTTGCTCAACACTACCAAAAAAGTAGGCTACAGGCAAAATAGTCGGCATTTTTGCATATTTTGTGAGAAAAGCGTGTTTAATTGATGGCCTAATCTCAATTAAACGGTGGTTTTTCATAATAAACGACCATCCTACCGACTTGATCTTCTTTTGCACGTAGTCCATGAACTCTGGACGGATGTAGTACTTGTCCGTAGTGTTACGGTTAGTCATCCACATACCCACAATGAACGGTGGGACGGGGTGATCCTCTGATAAAAAATGGATTGGCTTTACCGTATTTAGCGAAAAGAAGTTCTGTCTCCACTCAACCAGTCCTCTTTCCAGCATCTGAGGCACGGTGGCATAGCGTTGTTTAACTTTGTAAATCCTTACCCTCTTTGGGCGGTTAGATTCAACCTGCCGGTTGTAGGATGTCAAAATGGGGAAGTTAGCATTCTTATCAACGTCCACACTAAGACCGTCGCTAAGGTGTACTCGATACATTTCTGTAGGCATATATTCGTGTACAGACTGTATTTTAATTGGCAAACCTTCTTTTGAAAAGACATAATCCCCTTTGTTTAAATGCTGAATGAGTTTCCAACCAGTAGGTACTGGAACTGCTGTGCCATGGGCAATAGCCATCTATGCCTCCCCATACAACACCCAGTCATCCAACCAAGCATTCAAAGGATTTCTAATTTTGCTGATCATTTTGTGTGGCAGTTTAGAAACATCAACGTAGTTGTTTGCCGCTAGTCGAAACTTTAAGTAGGCTTTTACTTCACTATCCAACACAGTAGAAGGCACGTCCACCACTCGGAACTGGTCAAAACTATACACAACCACTCGGATACCACCGATGTCTTTGTTCGGCTTTTCTAAGATGCCTTGGATCTGATATGCATACACTTCAGACATTCCTCTGCCTAGCTTTATCTTCAAACAATTTTATGCGTTCTCTCTTGCCCTTGGTAATTCGAATTGGTTTACCATCAGCTCTGCGTTTATAATGTTTGGACATACGATCACGGTGTTCGGCCTTTAAAAACATCTCGGGCGATAACCAACGCTCCCCACGATAGCCATCTGACAGCATGTCTTGTCGGTAGTTGTAAAACACATAGCCATCCTGCCGGATGTCACCGTATTTGTATGGGGCATTTGTCAAAGGGTTTATTCGTTTCATACTTCCACTTATGCAAATACTATACAACTACCGCCCTTTTTCCACAAAAAAATACAAACTTGTATAGAAGGAGGCAGGGAAGCCACAGAAGCCAGGGTGTAAACAACCTTATTCCCTATTATATTATATATCTTTTTAAATAAATAAATAAATAAATAAAATATAAAGGATACCCTGTCCTATTACTATACAACCATTATAGAATAAGGCTCTGCGGGTCGATTTGGAGACAGGGTACGTTTTGTGCATCCTGTCCTATTACTATACAACTATATCTATCTCTATAAAAAACAAGCACTTAGGTGTTGTGCAAAAGACAGGATACACTTTTCACATCCTGTCTTATTACTATACAACTATATTAGTTTGTAAAAAAATAGTAAAAAAATAAAAAAATCATACGAATATCTAACAAACTGCACAGAAAAGATAACAAGGTCGTGGTTGGATAGAGTCTCATGGCCGGCCCGGCCAGGGAGTCAAAAAGGGGTGGCGTGGTTTTTAAACAACACCCTACCGAAGTGATTACTTACTTACATGCCAAAGTGTGTGAGTACTTACTTTCCCAGGTGCTAGTGAGTACTTACTAACTTGGAAGTGTGCGCTCACTGACTTGGCTGCCGAAGTGAGTACTTACTGACCAGACCAGAGTGAGTACTTACACACTTAGCCCCAGGTTAGTGAGTGCTTACTTACCCAGGAGCCAAGTTAGTATTTACTAACATGGGCAAACTGGCACACTGATACCATGGCGTTGTATTTATACAACAATAGGGTAAATACCTATTGACATATTGCTGCACCATCATGGTGCATGGCCGCACCACATTGGTGCACGATTAGAGGGGCATGGTGGCACGATCGCAGTATGGCATATACCTAGATATCAAAACAAACCAAAATGCCATGGTGACTCTATACGAGCGTGTGAGAGGCATAGGGGCATTTTGGCAATTAATAGTATTCTACTATCATGGCATCATAGTTTTTTACTATCGTTTTTATATATCAATAGACCAGACCTATCCCAGGTAAGGGTATACCCTTAGTACCCATTTAAAACGATTTATAGAGGCATAGAGGCATTTTGTAGCATTTTGATACCCTAGTATTCAAATAAAAAGATCTCGATTTATTAGGGTAAACCCTAATAGGGTATATCCCTATATGTATTTTATGCCAATATGTTATTTTAATGATAGTAGTATTTTTTAACTTAAATAAGGAATTGATATGCATACATTAGCACTCAATAAGATTAGTAAGAATGATTACTTTAAAAGAAAAATAGATAGTAATAAGATCTATAAAAAATCACACTATGATAGATCTACCAAAACATTCTCATGTTTTAATGTGGATGATATCAATAGTGAAATATTTATTAAATCAAACAAAATTGTTTTTACTGGTTTTACTTACTAATAGGGGATTAAAAATGCCACAATTAAATTTTGTACCAAAACATAAGATAGTACATGTATCTATTATGACTGGAAAATTAGAGGTTTTAAAAGCGATTATTACTAATAAAGTCACAAACCCATATTGTATTAAACAAAATGCCTCTAATGATAGTACAAACATATGTACTAAGTGTTATTCGCATACTATGCTTAATACATATCGCAAAAATATGCAAAATTCACTTGAAAGGAATACTCAAGTATTTAGTAATGGGTTAATACCTATTATTGATCTACCTACAATAATGGAGGCATTTTTTCG